TACCAATGGCACCTTGAAGATCAAGTGGTTTGAGATTGTATCCCATATTCGAGAAGAGATACTTGTGATCAATTATTCCATTATATCCTTCAAGCCATTTATCAAAGCGATTACCGCATGTTCCACAAGCCAATAGATTAGCAGCACCAACGCAACGGCAATCACGACCCCACCAGCTAATGCTGCGAGCAGTGTTGATGAGTTGCTCGTCGTTTGAGCAAACCATGCCACCTTCGCCCGTCGAAATGTGGTGAGCAGGATAGAAAGATGTTGTCCACGCATAGTAATAATCCGTCAGCAGTTTACCATCCCAGCGAGTACCGAGTGAATCGCAGTTGTCACCAATCAAACGAATGCCGTGTTTCTCGCACATAGCCTTGATTCGATCCATATCTGGCGGATTGCCAAGAACAGGTGAAACAAAAATCGCAACGGTTTTATCAGTGATCCACTTCTCAACGTGATCAAGATCAAAATTGAGCGTCTTCATTTCAATATCAACAAAGACTGGAGCAAGTCCATTTTGAACCAACGGAGCAATCGTAGTTGGGAAGCCGACAGGCGAGACGATAACTTGATCACCTTCTTTCCAACCCAAGTGTTTTTTGAGCGCAGCAACCATAGTGAGGTTTGCTGATGAACCAGAGTTGACCATGTGACAATGCTTTACATTGAACTTGTGACCAAACGCCCACTGGAATTTAGCAACTTGCTCACCAGAAACCAACCACTTGCCTGTCAAGAATGCTGTGACGCCAGCAATAACTTCTTTTTCATCCCAGTATGGACCAGAATAAAATACAGTATCTTTCTCAGGATTGAATTGTTTGCAGTTATACGCATACTTCGGCGTACCAACAGCGGCAACCAATTCTTCGATCATTTGCTTCACGTCACTCATTATTTTGTCCTCAAAATTTGTCCAAGATACTTACCATAATCCGATTTACTATATTTTTCAGCAGCGGCTCTGACTTGGTTCTCGGTGATCCAAGCATTCTTGTATGCAATTTCTTCTGGACATGCGATCATCATTCCAGTTCTACGTTGCACAGAACCAACAAACACAGAAGCCTCTGAGAGAGATTCGAAAGTTCCAGTATCAATCCAAGCAATACCACGATTGAGATACTCAACCTTGCAGTCATGATTTTGCATATAGATGTTATTGATGTCTGTAATTTCGAGTTCACCTCTTGCTGAAGGATTTATCCTCCAAGCATATTCTACTACGTTATTGTCGTAAAAGTAAAGCCCAGTGACTGCATAATTGCTAGGCGCAAATTTAGGCTTTTCAATAATTCTAATTGGATCGCCATCATCGTTGACTTCAATCACACCAAATCTTTCTGGATCAGCGACATGATACGCAAACAAAGTGCAGCCGATATTATTCCAAGTGGCTGCATTGAATCGATTGATGAGTTCGTTTCCGTAGAAAATATTGTCGCCAAGAATCAGAGTTACGTCATCTTTTCCAATCCACTTCTCGCAAATACGGAAACACTCAGCAATACCCTTTGGTTCTTTCTGAATTGCATACGAAATGTTGATACCCCACTGAGAACCATCACCACAAAGACGTTTGAAAGCCTCTGCGTCGTTTGGTGAGTTCACGATCATAATATCGCGGATACCAGCCATCATCAATGTAGACAATGGATAGTAAACTAGTGGCTTATCATAAACTGGCAATAATTGTTTCGAAGTCACTTCAGTGCATGGGTATAATCGCGTTCCCATTCCACCTGATAAAATAATTCCCTTACGCATTATACCACTCCAATGTTTTTTCTAGACCTTCAGCAAGTTTAGTTTTTGCTGACCAACCTAGTTCTTTATAAATTTTACTCGCATCCATTGCATACCTGAAATCATGACCTTTACGATCATTCACAAAGTTTATCCAGGATTGATACATATTCACTGGCTTTCCCATAACATCAAGAATCAAAGTAACCATATCGAGATTGGTCATTTCAACACCACCACCGATATTATAACGCTCGCCTGTCTTCCAATTTTCTTTGATTGTAAGCAAAGCCTCGCAGTGATCCTCAACATACAACCAGTCGCGAACATTCATTCCGCTACCATAAACAGGAACAGGTGTGTTATTCTTGATGTGGCGAATAATTGTTGGGATAAACTTCTCGTGATGCTGGCGAGGACCATAGTTATTTGAACAATTGGTTACAATTGCGTCAATATTGTGCGTGTTGATATATGCGCGAACAAGATGATCGCTGGCTGCTTTGGTTGCAGAATACGGATTGCGAGGATTGTATGGAGTATTCTCAGTGAACGGAGGATCGTCGTGTGTTAGACTTCCATAAACTTCGTCAGTAGAAACGTGAACTAATTTCCCGCCGTGTTTGCGAATACACTTGAGAACGTTGTGGGTTCCAATAATATTTGTATCCAAGAAAATATCGTCGCCGCGAATGGAATTATCCACATGAGATTCAGCAGCAAAATGGAAAGTAATATGCGGTTCGTAATCATGATACAAACTCTCCAGATGTCCAAAATTGCGAATGTCGCAATGTTTGTATTGAAGGTGGTAATCACCCCAATATCCATCTAGATTTTGTTCATTCGCTGCATATGAAAGATTGTCAATGATGACAATTTTCTCATCAGGATATTTTTTAAGGTGAGAGATTACAAAATTAGAACCAATAAATCCCAAACCACCAGTCACAAATGTTGTCATAAAACCTCAATCACAAACGTTCTAATAATATTCTCAGATATTTAGGTCCGACATCTGCGGCTGTTGTGCCACGAAATTGAAAATTTACAATGTACTTATGTCCATTGATCGTAGCGTTCACTTTGATATTCGCATACTTTCTGACACCCTTTTCAGGATACACATAAGACGCATCACCCAAGTTTGAAATTGCTACGCGATTGGTTTTACCCACTTCAGATACCATAACATCATTATCTTTTTTCTTGTGGATTAGAATGACTTCAGTGCCAACTGATTGAGCCAATAAATCCTCAAGATTTCTTCTAACCTTTTCGTAGTTAGGTTTCTTGGTAACACAAGCAAATGGTTTACCAAAACCAGCCATTTTTTGACCACTGAAACCGAAGTATTCATTGATCTTGATTTTTGTTCCACCTTCCATAAAGTATTTTACTATACCTGCTGAAAGAGTATAGTAAGATGAAGACATCTTTAGAGAAAGATAGAGCAATTTATTATCTTTCTTCAACGTCAAGTCTGTAAGAGTCTTACCGTTTGAATTGGAGATTTTGATTGCAGATCCAGTAAACAAGAGTTGCCGCTTTTGATTTTTTGAACCCTCAGGCACAATCTCATATTTGACCTTACGACTGAATCGTAATTTCTTCTCCATTTCCTTCAAAACATCTGGATGTTTTAGCCTCTTATAATCTGCTCCACCCAAATATGCAGTTATATCATTCGCCAACTCACCCTCAAACTTTACACCACCAGCACCCTTCTGGATAACTGGCTTGAAGATAATATCGCCAGCGCCGACAACTTCTAATACATCTATCGAAGAGGACTTCGCTTTCTTGAATACAGACTTGAAGAGAATTTTGTTTTTCTTGAAATGAGCCTCAATTTTATTTTTAGACGTTGCGCGATCTTTCGACTTTACGACAATGTCTTTACCTTTCTGTTCTACTAGAACATTTGGCACTGCTTTCTTTATTTCTTTCGCAATAATGCTGCTCATTGTTCTTGTAGACCTTTTTGAGAAACTTCTTCCAGACTTTAGGATCATGATCTCGAAATGTCTTTCGATACATAAAGACAGCTTCGCATTCACTCCAGCGAATCTTATGCGCTGATCGTAATTTATTTATATCTAGTCTCTCAGCCTGTGTCTCATATGCATGCGCATCTAATTCATCAGGATTCCCAAAATACATCGCCTTCATTTTATTCTGTTTCGGCTTTGGTTTATACTCTTTCTGTAAGAGAAAATGCCGCTGCTTCTGCTGATACTTGTGGCGATACTCATGGTGTATCGCGCGAATAATTTTTACAGCAAGATTACGAGCGCCCTTCTCAGTTATGTTTGCTTTTTTAGAGTCATTCGGGAAGTTCAGACAGATATAGATGTGCTCAGGGATTATATCTGAAATGCGATTACAGTAATGCGCATTGACTATCACATTATGATCTTTTAGATATTCGTCTTCAAATCTCTCTGATGAGAAACAAACAATGTATGGGTCAAATGCTTTATTCAACTGACGAATAATAGAAGGTATATGCTTCTCTCCGATCCAATTTTCGGCAAGAGCATATACCTTCTTTTCTATCTTCTTGAGTTGCATTACACCTTCAGATTCTTGAACTTATCGGTGCTTCGACCACGATCAAAGACTGGCTTTGATTCATTTTCCTGCATCACAGCATCTTGGGCTTTTTGCTCAAGATCATAGAGTTTCATCTTGGCTCTATCAATACCAATCGTGAATCTCTTATGAAGATTCGGATCATTATAACGATTCTTCAACTGCTTCACGAGGATCTGATTCAACTGTTGGAGTTCTTCAGTGCTTACCAACGCAAACATAAAGTCAGCAGTGGCTGGTAGACCGAATGACTCTGAAGTATCCTCTAGTCCAGGATCCGAGTTGCTAAAGCCAGATCGAGTCGTCTGAGTAGCCGAAACGATCGGAACATTATTCTCCACCGCCAAGCCACGAAGTTCTTCAGCAATCGCTTTGATGTAGGTATATGAGTTGACATTCGCACCTGCCTTGATTCGAGCCGACGCACAAATATTTAGATAGTCAACAAAGATAATATCTGGGCGAAAGTTTTTCTTCAAAGCCAGATCGTTAATCAGTGCACGAAAGTGAGCAGGGTTCGCCGACGCAGTTGGATATTCCTTGATGATCAACTTACCCTTGACTGAACCTTTGAGTTTATTCATGCGTTTTTCATACATGTCTTTCGGCATGTTCATGAGATCATCAAGAGAGACGTTGAGAAGATTCGCATCAATACGCTCGGCGATCTTCTCTTCAGCCATTTCAAGAGTTATGTAAAGAACGTTATAGTTCTGAACCAAACAACTAGCAGCCACATGGCACATAAACAGAGACTTGCCGACGCCAGTACCTGCAAGAGCAATGTTAAGGGTCTTTTGCGGTAGTCCTCCTTTAGTGATCTTGTTGAAATACTCCAGATCGAAGGGAATTCTTTTTTCGATACGATGATAAAAATCGTAGCGATCAGCGTAACTATCCAAAAAGTCGTGACCAATGTGAGGATCGAAACTAACCCCCAAAGCATCAGACAAAAGAGTAGGAATGCTTCCTTTGCCCCTCGCTTGATCTTTGCCATCGAGTATCTGAATTGAGTCCATGATAGCATTATAGATTGCCTTTTCTTGGCAAAACTTTTCTGCAGTGTCAAGAAGCCATTCGAGTTTTTGTTCTGATTTGTCACTTGCTATTTCCTTTAGCAATTCCAGTGACTTATTTAACTCAACTTCAGTGAGTTTGGTAGATTCTTTTAGAGAAATCTCTAGCGCAGCCGTTGGAGGAAGGCTGTTATACTTGAGAACGAACTCCTTTATTTCCTCGAATACCTTTCTTTCGTGGCTTTCGGTCAGATACTCTTTCTTCAGAAACGGCAACGTCTTCCTCATGAAGGGCTCGTTCCGCATCAGATTCGACAAGATCAGTGTTTCTGTTTTCATTCAAGTCCTTCTCAGCATTGTCAATGGCACTCATAAGTATACTACGCATCACGTTGGAAGTAAATCGCTCAAATGATTTACTCTTGGTGTTTACGTTGTTTACATTTGAGATAATATCATAATCAAAATTTAGCAAGCCTTCGTCAGTAACTTTGACGTCAGTGAATTCAACAATCACACCATCATACTTACCCAAGAATTTGATGGCAAAACTTCCAGGTGGACCATTGAGGTCCACAAAGAAAGTGTATTGTTTTTCGACTTTGAAGAATTTCTTGACATACCAAAATTCAAGTTTAGCGATTAAATTCTCAAGCATCTTCATCCTCTTCTACGTCAGATGAAAGATTACCAGCAACAGCAGAACTAAACTGGTATGCGTTACGAACCCAATCTTTGAATTTCTCATCAGCAAGGATACTGTCCCAAAACTCTGGTGACTCAGTATCAGCCAAACGCCATTTCTTGGCTTCAACTTCGCCAGTGGCTGTATTCACTTTAGCATACCAACCCACATTTGGCTTTGTGACATGACCAGATTCGAGAGCCATCTCAAGCAATCCACTGTATTTGCTGATGCCACCATCAAAGCGCACAGTTACAGGGATCTTGGCTTTCTCGCGAACATAACGAGATTTCTCAACATTGATAATGAAGTTATATCCGATCAAATCAGTACCGTCTTTTTCTTGCTGGCGACCAAGAATGTAAATGTTATCAGCAGAGTAATAAGAGCCTGTTCCGCCACCGACAATATCCTTGGGATACAAACCTATTTCTTTATAGGTGTGATTTACAACCACCATCGGAATGTCCTTGAGTGTAAGGTGTGGTGTCACCATACGGAACAGGGATTTGATTTGCTTTGCGCGGCTCATGTCAGCGACTGACTTACCGTCCAACGCATCCTCGACTTCTTTCTTTGAAGCGAGATTACCAATCGAGTCAATGACGATCATCACTCGTTCGCCACGCTCAATCTGAGTCAACTGTTGCATAATATCAAACTTCAATTGCTCAACATCCGTGATTGGAGTATGAACAACACGATCGGTATCAATACCGAACGAAGTGAAATAGTTTTGTGGAGTGCCGAACTCTGAATCATAAAACAGAATGACTGATTCTGGATACTTATCCTGATATGCTTTTGCCATCAAGAGACTGAATGCAGTCTTGAAGTGTTTACTCGGACCAGCCCACATCGTAAGACCAGGAGTGAAGCCACCATCAAGATCACCAGAGAAAGCGACATTTACGACAGGGATACTGGTTTGCACCATATCTTTTGCAGCGAAGAATTTCGACTTCGCAAGAATAGCAGTGTCCTTGATCGTACTATTTTTCTTCAGTTTTTCGAGTAGACTCATTTTCATTCACCTTATCTGTGTGTTGAATACCAAAATCATCGCGCATCATAAAGTTATAGATGCTGTCTTTGATACCTCTATTGTACTTTATCTCGGGCTTTTTGTCAACCTTTTTCTTTTTCTCAAGAATTGGTTTTTCAGGTTTATGAGTATAAGAGATATTTGCAGCAATCAGAAGCAGTACAGCAAGAGGGTCAAATACAAGAACAATAAGTATGATCACAAATCTAACTGCACTGTCGAAATAGTTTGCGGCTTCTTCTTTACCATAAATCAATTCCGCAATATATTTCAATGGACCAACTTTTGCCTCAGACTCGATGTTAGAGCGGCGGAGTGGGACGAGTTGAGTATTGAGTTCGTCAATTCTGGCATCTGCAGATTCAATTGCAGTATTCAATGCTGTTCTTTCTGCCTTTTGCTGATTACGAATTCTTGCGCCATCCATAAAAGATGTCTCAACAACCGCATCTAAAGAGTTCAGAGATTTCTGAGCATTATCAATTTGCCTTTGTTGGCTCGCAATCTGTTGTTCAATTCTTGCGATTTCTAAAGAATTGTCAGCTACACCAATTGAAGATTCAAGATGAACTTTCGAGAGATAACCGAAGGTCCCTAAAGAAGTGATGAACATCAGAATGAAGATAGCAAAAATGAAATACGCTTTGATCAGTTTGGGTGCGATGCTCCAATTACGATATAACCAAGAAGCAGCAACAAGTTTAGCAAACTCTAAACTCGCTCCCATTAGAGAGATAGCAAACAATGCACCAGGAAAGATCGCAATCAATCCAATGATTGAATAGTATGCAGCAGTGCCTGACAGCAACAAGCCAGCAATGAGCGCGAGTAAAGCCATTTATTTTATCCGAAAAATGCGTCTAGAGATTCGACCTTCTCAGTTTGCCAGTTTATCGCAGAAAGGATAATATCAAGAGGCTCAATAAAAGACTTTTCAAATTGAAGGTCGTAGTCTATATATTGCTCGGCATCAAGTTGTTTCGGAATACCCGACAAGAACGCAAGAGTGTTATTGTTGTAGATATTCGGTTGCTTCAAATAAATGAACTTGATCTTCTCACCCTCTTGAATTTCTTGATAGCGTTTGTTGAGTTTCATTTCTCGCAGCAAGTGATTGTAGACCAACGCACCCTTTACGTGGATCGGTGTGCCCTTCTTGAAGATATGAGCAGCATCAGAATATTCTTTTAGACCATTGACTGATCTTGGGAATGCGATGTCCTCAACAGGCAATGTCTTGAACTCACCACGAAACTTCTCAATGAATTTGTGAAGATCATCTTCAGTCTGAGTCATGACAATATTGATTGCTTCTTTAATCTTCGTGCGGCAAGCAGATGGAGTTGAAGACTTGACAGCCTCAAGACCCATGATCTTGAGTTTAGGTTTGGCATACGCAACACCTTCGCTATCATGCACGTTGAGAATATATCGCTTTTTGGCAGTCCAGATTGCTTTGTCAGCCAAAGACTCACGCTTCATTTCCATGCGCTGTTGAAACGCATTGACATATTCTTTCAGTTCTTCATAAGAAGCATCAATGAACGGCTGAATCTTATCGTCGCAAACTTTGTTCATGAACTTGATGACTTTCTTGGTGTCAGAAGTATCAGGATAAAGTTTCTTGATCAGCGGACCCATGTTCAAATAGATTGAGTCAGTATCCGAAGCAATGACATAATCTTCACCTTCGGTCTTGAGCAGTTTGTTCATATACTCGTTGATTTTCTTTTCAATCCAACGAATAGACAACTGACCTGCTGTTGTAATGCCTTCGGCGATACGAATATCAAAGAAGCGGAAGTATTGATTACCCAGTGCACCGTAAGCGGAGTTTAGAGTAACCTTCTTTGCCAACTGAAGATTGTTATATCGAGCAACTTGCTTCTCAAGATAATGAACCTGATTCTTATCTTCAAGAACAGTTTCGATTTTCTTCTTGGCTTCAAGTGCCAACTTCTTATAGCGTGTACGATCTTTGTACATGCTATCCATAATCTCAGGCAGCACACCTTGCTCTTGAATGCGGAACAACTGACCATTCGGCGTTACCGTAACGCCAAGATCTTTTAGAATGCTTGTATCAACTTCTTGATTGAGTAGATTATCAACGTTGATATTACAGTTGCTGATAAAGCCACGCATGTTATCATTATACTTCGCTGGCTCAACAAGTGTTTCCATCGAAATATTATACTGCATGATCAAGTGCGGATACAGACTGTTCAAATCAAATGAGGCAACCCATTCATGCATACCACAAATGGGATCTTTTACATATGCACCTTCGTACTGCGAACTCTTTGTACTGCGTGACATCTGCGGGATGACAATCTTTTTACGCAGAAGATAGTTGTACACAATAGCATCCCACATGCGTACTTGCGTGAATACATCATCATAGTTGACTTTGTTATCATACGCAAGAGTCAAAGCCAACTCAATCAACTTCATCTTATCTTCGAGTTTCTCGACAAGTTCAACGTCCTTGATGTTATACTCAATGAACTTTTGATAGTCGTGTTTGTAGAGTTGATGGAGAGTTTCGAACTCAGAATAATCTAATTTCTTCTCACCCAACTCAACGTGAGCAATGTTATCAAGACGATAAGACTCTTGCTGTGAATAAGTGAACTTGCGATAGAGTTGAATGTAATCTAGAATCGCAATACCAGAAAGATCATAGAATTGAACAGGACGATTCATCATCGTCGTTTCACGTTTACTGATACGATTCCACGGTGAGAGTTTCTTGGCTTCATCCTCACCAAGAATCTTGGTGATGCGATTTGCAAGATAGGGAATATCGAATTGCTCGACGTTCCATCCAGTGACTACATCTGGGTGCCATCGTGACCATAGGTCGAGGAATCTTCGTATGAGATCTGACTCATCTCGGCACTTTGCATAGTGCACGTCGTCACGATGCTTGACATAATCGCCACAACCAAACA